CCAGTGAGTCCACGTCCTCGGGCCGGAAGGCGTTGATCGCCCAGCCTTTCTCGAAGAGCCTGTTCAGCACGACGCTGCTCTTCTTGCCGAGTTCAGCGAAATCGTCGTCCCCGAAAAGACGTTCGCCTCTTTCGTCGCAGAGCGTGAGGACAAGAAATCGCGAGCGAAAGTTCTTCATCTTCTGCTCGGCGTAACCATCCTCAAACTGGTCTCTTTCTGTGCCGGAGAGCGTCTTCATGTAGACGTCACCACCCCACTCAGGGACTGGCACCCGTTCGAGCTTGCAGTCAGAGACGCTCTTGATTGCGTCTCGGGAAAGAACCGTCATCTATCACCTCAAAACTAAGGGGCGTAGTCTGTCCAACCGAACTCAAGCCGGCCCCGCACGAGATCGCCAATTCGAGCCTCTTCGCTCGCCTTCCTGAGGAAGACGCTCTTGGAAGCTGAATAGCCTGGGCTTGAGAATGACGCAGTGCCGACTCCCCCAAGGAGCGTGGCGGGGTCTGCCTGTCCCGAGTACCTCGAATACTCGATCTGGATGCTTCCCCCGCGATACTCGCCTGTGGGGACAAGCAACTGCGCATTCGCGGCTGCGGTTGGCGGGGTCATATCAACAACAACCGTCTCTGGGGTCTCTACAGAGATGCTCAAAACATTCGCCGACAGGTTGCCCTTGTCGCTTGTAAACGTGAATGTAGCGCCCTGTGCTGAGAGACCCACGGGCCACCTCTATCTGCCTATGCAAGCCGCCAGGTGGCCGAGCCTCTCACGAAGTCGCCAACGGATCCGCCGAGCGAAGCAGATGCAATCGTCGCAGGCCCGCTGAATGACATGGGGCCGCTGATGACCAGCGTGCCGCTCTGCCCGGCAGTCAGAATCGTCCCACTGATGTAATCAGCGGTAATCTCGCGGTCGCTCGTGAAGCCGCCGACATAAACGCGGCGGGCGTTGGGCGCGATCCCGAGGTGCGTGGCGTCGACAAGGTCTTGCGTGTCGCTGACCTGGACGTTCGTCACCGTGACGCCAGAGCCGCCAAAAGTGAACGTAAGACCTTGTGCTGATTGAGCCATGTAAACGCGCCTCCTTGCGCAAGACTATTGAGTCGACTCGGACCACCGGACCTGAAACAACTGGCGAGTTTCGTAGGCCGGTGGCAACTGTGCCCCGACGGTCGTCGGGTCAAGGTAGTCGTCGGTTTCCGAAACTAGCCTTATATCATGTATTGTAACACCCAGGGCCGTGCCAGTGGCTCCATCAAGAACGAGCCGAACCCTGTCTGCGAGCTCCCTCGCCTCGTCGTAAGTCAGCGCCCACGAGGCCACCTGGACGCTCACGAGAGGCATATACAAAGGCCCCGAGAGCGTATGCTCTCTCGATATGTTCGACCGCTTGTAGACAACAAACGGGAACTCAGCCCCGGCAGGGACGGCCGCCGGGAAGATACGGATCCCGACGCCCCTGGCGACAGCCGGAGACGACGCAAGCCAGTGATATATCACGTTCTCTGGCTGCTTGATCATAGGCGTCTCTCGTTAATCAGCTTCCTGAGCTCCTTCTGGAGCACTCCGAAAGCCTGCGTCTTTCCGCGGTTAATGGCCTGCTCCATCGCGTTGCTTGGAGGCATCGCCCCGTAGGTTTCGCCGGGTCGGAGAAGATAAGGGCGGGTCAGCTTGTCTCTCTTCTGCTTCCTCTTGTCGTACTTCGTCAGCACAAACGCCCCGGATCCTTCCCTTCTCTCTGGATGCTCCTCGTTAATGGAGCCCATCAGGAAGTAGTAACCACGGCCGAGGTTCTCAAACTCTTCGTTGTTGAACCACTGTCTTCCGTTGTTTCCGATGCGTCGCATCCTGCCGTTGATGCGTTGATGCACGTTGACGAAGGTTCGTCGTTTCAGGGATCCAGGCTTACGCCGGCCCGTCCCAAATTCCACGAGCCAGGCATGATTGCCCGCCTTCTTTTTGAGAACGTCCCACTCTTTGTCGCTCTTGACGTGCGCGGGGCCGGCGACTGCGATGCCCGTCGCCGGGTACTTGTTCACCGGATCCCTGATCTCGACGCTTCGCCGGAGGTTTCCGGTGACGTCGGATATGTTCTCGATGTAGAGATCCATGATCGGCCTCGCCGCTTTTTTGGCGGCGGCTGTCAGCGGGATCGTGGCATCTTCTCCAAACTTGGTGGAGAGCCGAATCAAGGCCAGCACGAGCTCCTGGGCTCCGTCGAGCTTGACTCGCGAGAACGTCTGGGCCCTCTGGAGGCCCGTCTGCGAGCCGTCGACCAGCCTGGCAATCGTGCCTGGTATTGCTACAGCCATTACTGGATCTCTTTCGCGAGGATTTCGAGGTATTCGCGATTGTTTCTGTCGATGACGCTCGAAAGCTCCATGGTTCTCCCGCGGTAGATCATCCTCGCTGTGTGGTCGATGTCGTCGCGGTAGCGGATGGTCACCTTGTGTGTCGCCAAGAGTTCTGCCTGCTGGGCCTGCATGATGTCGCGGGCTGTCAGGCCGTCTACGCTGGCCCAAACTGTTGCAATCTCTGACCAGACCAGCCGAGTCTCACCCGAGCCGCTCCTGGTCTGAGTTGGCCTCTGGAATGTCACTCGCTCGCGCATCCTGCCCGCTCGAATCATCTCGACTACTCTCCGTAGATCACGATTGAGTAGCTGGACGTGCCAGACGCATATCCGGGCGTGATTGTCAGCGATGGTCCTTGTTCGCCGTCGCCAGATGAGACAAATCGAGTGATGCTGACGTCTCCGTCAGACTCAAGAAGCCTCTGGCTGGTCAGGGCGTCTTTCACCTGAGTCTGGCGTGACGCGCTGAACGCGATCCGTCGTACCGTCGTAAAGCTGACTGCTTCGCCAGAGGCACCTTTGTATGTCGTTGGCTGGCACTGGATGGTCACGCTGCTCGTGCCTGCCGTGCCCGAAATGATCGCCACCTTGCCTGTTGTGTAGCTATCGCCGCCGGAGAGGTCGACGACCTTTAGCGATGCCGTCCCATCGCGGTCGTGGAAGAGGACGGATGCGGATATCAAGCCGTCAATACTCATGCGTACACCCCCAGACCACTCATCGAAATCAGCGTCTCAAAGGTGTAGGGAATAGGCATGTTCTGACTCGTCAAGCCTGCCGTCATCGGCTCTCTTGCGGCATACCAAGCACCGCACAAAAGAAGCATCGCGTGCTTTGCTGTGCCAGGAACATCTGCGGCAGTCGTGCCGTAGCCGGCCTTGTAGGTGACGGTGACGCTGTTTTCGTCGCCACGAACCGCCGGCCACACCTCGTTGTAGTTGGGATAGATGCGGCCCGGAATCACGGCAGCATCGACTTGAAAGTGGCCTGAAGAACTGGAGAGCGTCTGAGTCGCGCCGCCTTCGTCGCGGTACGAAATCGCCACCGTGTCGTTGACCATTGGCGGCCGTGGAAGATTGAGGTTCCACAGCGGGAAGACGTCGTACTTGGCTTGCCATGTCGATTCGATGAACGTGCAGTCCAGACGCTCCTCGCAGTATTCTCGGGCGACGGAAATCAAGGACGAGATATATGTGTCGTCTGCGTCCGTATCGACCCGCAGGTGGGCCTTCGCCTCTGACAGGCTCACGGGCTCGACGGACGGAGCCACCGTCCTCACGAGGCTCCTGTACGGCGTCAGCGTCGAATCTGGAGACTTCGGCGTGACGTAGACGATAGTCGTCATGTAGCCTTCTTCTTTCTGCCTCTGCGCGGCTTTACTGTTGCCGTCTCTGACCTCTGCTCAACGCTGGCTGTCTCAATCTCAGGGGTTTCGATGAGCTCAACGAGACCTCTGGAGACGAGGATCCTGGCAAACGACGGCTGCCAGTCGAACGTCTGGCCTTTTCGGTACTGCCCGAAGGATCGTGTAACTACTACCTTCATTTTACGATCCCCCAAGCACCCTCTGGTGGCTTCTGGCCGTCGTTCCAATACTGCGTCGTATGCTGCTGCACACACCCGGCAGGGTCGCCCCTGGAAGGCCAAGTGATCATTAGCTCGGCGTGGCCGATGGCGACGTTTGTTGCGATGCCGAGCCTGTTACCAGACCTAGTGAATTCTCGCCAGAAATGAATGTCTTCGTCTGTGTGGCCGCCCGTGTAGTCGCCATTGGCGTTCGCCTTGGCGATAAACCATGGCTTACGCATCTTCTTGATCGCTTCCGTTCTGATGAACGTGCATCCGAAGTGGGCTGTTCCGACTGGTTGAACCGGCTTTGAGAACCAATCGTCGTCGACGGTCGTCGTTTTGTGCTCGTCCACACCGACGGGGGCGAACATCACGGCATTCGTCTCCCGCTTCGTCTGAAGCGGTGCGATCGCGTCGTAGCCGGAGTACATCAGCAGGGCCAGCAGGGCCTCTACCGTCTTCGCTGTGAAGATGCTGTCGTAATCAATGCACAGCACCACGTCGTGGTCGTCCACGACGCTGTCCATGCACCTTTGCAGGCACTGGCCCCAGAATGCCCCTGTGAATTTAATAGGGGATATCCTATGCGGTGCCAGAGCCGCAGAAACAGTAAAGAAGTTATCAGTGAAGCCGAGGCGAGGTGTCGACATAAGTGCCGCCACCTTCACCTCGGCTTCGCAGTCGCCAACACGAACAAGCATGGAGTGCTCCTGAGAGGAGCGGGCTCGCGCGTCCATGCGCTATTCGTGGCCCTCAGTGACCTGCCCGCTGTGCGGGAATCAGCCTGTCACAAGAGCGCCAACGCCAGCGGCGGTCGCGTTCTCTGGTGATACTTCTGCTCGGCTCAGGCAGGCCACGATGCCCACAGTCGCAGTAGCGCCGGGAGTCATCGAGACCTTCAGGTATCGCTTCCGGGCCTTGCAGTCGACGTCCAGCTTCACGATGCTGGTGGCATCGGTGTCGCTGGAGGCCGCGGGGATCGTGAAGCCACCGACCCCACCACCGGTCAGGGCGGTGATGGCAGAGTAGCTCGACGTGGTGTCGCCCTCTTCGACCTTCATCACGCTGGCGAAGACGGTGCTGGCGTTGCCGCCACGCATCACCTTGATGCTCGCGTGATCGTAGCCAAGAGTGTCGATCGTGAGGGTTGCTGTCGCGTTGGCATTGACCGTAGTCGACGGCACGCTGGCAACGACTTTTTCATTCTGAGAATGGATCATCTTTGGTTAGATCTCCTGAGATTTATCAAGAAGCAGCACTCTTGAGGGCAATCACCGGGCCGGCTTCAGATGTCGAGCCGAGCGTGTGATGGTTGATGTCGAAACGCATGGTGCCTTGCAGAAGCAGCTGATCCGTGGTCGCGTAGACCTGATCAAACAGTCGCACCGAGAAGTCACGACGACGGGCGTAGATGCTCGACAGGCCGACGTTTCCGAAGAGCACCTTGATGGCCGAAGCATCGGCACCGAGCGTGCTGTTCATCACATGGACTACCTGAACCGGGTAGCCCAAGAACGAATCGACGTAGCCGGAGCCGATCTCCTCGCCGGTCACACCGCCAGCGGCGTACTTGAGACGCTGGATCGAGGCGGCATAGCCTGCGGGACTCACGAACCACCGAGCACCCTGCCTCGCGTAGATCGGGAGCTTTCCGACACAGCCGAGGAAGTCTTCGAGATCGAGAGTCTCGAAGGAGGTGTTGCCACTTGCGGCAGTGTGAACGCTGGCAGTGTGGTTGCCATCGTTGATCTTGGTAGTGATGCCGCGGATGCCGCCGTAGGTGCTGGTGCCGTCAGCCGTCCACCCACACAGGTCGATCTTGTAGGCCAAGGAAGTCGCGAATTCCATCGTGACTTGGTCGGCGAGGCTCACCAGAGCGTCCTCTACGACCTCGCTCGACATGCGGCACGAAACCGCGAGCTTCTTGGCAACGAGGTTGACGTTGCCGTAGGTCGGTTCCGACTCGGTCACGGCCGAGCCTTCGCCGATGAAGTAGGCCGTGGTGCCGGTGAGTCGCTTCGGAATCACCATCGTGTCGCGGGTCATCGACATTGTTTCCACGCCAGACGCGGGGAAGGTGCCGAATTCCTCTGTACGACGGATGACCTGGCTGCTGAACTCCTCTGGCACGAGGGCACCGCCAGCGGCGTTGCTTCCCTCGTTCATCGCACGAGCTTCGACGCCGTGATCCCGGCACCACCGCAGGTCGTCTTCGTTGCGGAAGACGTGGCCGCGAATCCAGCGGCCGACGCGATAAGCCTGCTCAACGGAATCGGGGCCGTCGTTGAAGCAGCGGAGAGTCGTGTGATGCGGGAGCACCTGACGAATCTCGACCTTCTTCTCAGCAGCGACCTCGACAGGAGCCGGCGCGGCCTTTTCAACCACGCTGCGAAGCTCGGCCTCCTTGGCAGCCAGCCGCTCCTCGAACTCAAGGTCAGCCTTGACCTTGTCGGCCTCACTGGAAAGGCGGCCGATTTCTTCGGTCTGGTCTTCGCTCCGCTCCTCGATCGAGGCGAGCTCGCTCATGCGAGAAGCGATTGCGGCTGCACGGTCCTGGAGTCGTTTGATGTTAGATGCCATGTCGGCCTTGCTCCTATGGTGAGCCGGCCGAAATAGCGACTACGCGACGGCCGGCGGGTGTTTCGTCCCGCAAGCGCGCCGCGCCACGAATCCTCGTGCGCTCGCACTGCTCTCTTCGTCATCCAACGAAGAGCATTGTGTATTCTCGTATTGTATATGACGAACTACTTGCCGTGCAAGTGAGTCCGCAGTTTTGACAGTGTTACAAGCGCCCGCATGTCTGCGGCAACCTTGATGGCACGGTCGTTCTCCATCTCCTTTACCTTCCGTGCAGCGAATTCCTTCGCCGCATCGCCGCCCCACAACTCCCTGGCGACAAAGAAAGGAGAATAGTCAGGAGGCTGATCCCAGCCTTCCGACTTGCTGCCGCGGTCGTGGCGAGCAAACCAGGCGTTCATCTCGACGATCCAGTCTCTGTTCATCTCCTCGCGGCGGGCAAGTTTGCCAGCACGAGAGATTGTCTCAGGCTTGATGCCGTCTCCGCTCTTGCCCTCTTCGTGGAGCTTGAGGCCACGCTTGGCAGCAGCCGCCATCCCGGCCGTCGGCTTCATGCTGACGGCTCGCTCGTCCTCGTCCTCTTCTGGAGGATCAATCTTGGTCAG